CTTTTATTTTTATTTATAATCCAAGAAACTCACATTGTATTGTATAAATCCTCTATCCTCATCTCACTGATAATATCATCTTTCTCAACTTCTACCAATGTATTACCTCCAACGCACTCAAACTCAATCTTGAACTGTTGCTCTGAAGTGTTCTTGATTGTCTGTTCTTTCCAGACTTCATCTCTACCAGGAACTTCTGACCAATGAACATCAGTTGGAATATATTCATTCTTTGCCTTCTCTGCATCATGCCACATTCGATAGAAGTGGTTCATCCCGTGAGGGGTAGAAACGATAATAACCTTCGTTGATTTACCTGAAGTAATCGTAGGATAAACAGATGCAAAGAATGCGTCAGCAACATGATTTGGAACGAATGCAAATTCGTCCAAGAAGAGGATGTTGAAAGACATACCTCGAACAGCTGATGCTGAGGTAGAAGCTGCAAGTATCTTACTACCGTTCTCTAACTCAATATTACCTTTGTTCCATACAAGAATACCCTGTTGCATCCACTTAGGTAAGTTCTCATATGCAGTAGCCAGTCTTGCCAATAGTTCTCTAGCAGTTGTGGCTTTGTTTGCAAGAATACCAATGTTGACACTATCATTGAAGATAGCATAATGAAGTAGATACGATACACAGGTGGTAGACTTACCAGTCTGTCTAGGCATCTTACAGATATTAAATCTGTTATTATGGAAATTATTGATTAACTTATCTTGAAAATCGTAAGTCTTGAACGGTTGAAGACCATGGTCCAAGGTTACAATCTTTACGTAATTATTTGCAAAGTATACTGGGTCCTGCTTACACTTAATATACTCTTCAATATTTTCTTGTGTAAACTCAATAGGGGTATTCACCTTCTTGAGAAGAGGATTACCAAGATATACGTCACTCATAATCAATTACCTTTGTTCAATCCAGTTAAGTACTGCAAGTGCTTTCTTGTTAGTATTAGGTGAAGCACATGCTAAAGTGTATGTATCACTGATTGTTCCAATACCACTTCTACCAAGTTGCAATGTTGCTTTATCATCAACATCAACCAAAGAGGCACCACCAGCAATCGTAAATCCTGAGAGAAGTGCTTGACCTCCAGTGAGTGCAGTTGCTGTAGTATCATATTGTATAAAGGAGTTTGGATCTGGATGATCTGTCCAACTCGCACCAGTCAAAGTTGAGTTCTGGTAAAGTCTCCAATAAACATTCGTGTTATCGTTCGTTACTGCCTGTAGAGATCTCAACAACATAACTGACTGAAGTGCAGATGTCTTAAGACGCAAACTGATGATTGGATAGAAAGTGTTTGCGAGAGGCATCGTTTTTCCAGTGATGGCATCTGAGACACTCAACAAAGTACCAAGTTTTTCTGGTTCACCTTCTTGGATCAGAGAGTTAGATCCCTGATAAAGATAGTGAGTTCCAGCAACACCAGTTACATTCTCAATCTCACAACGAATTGGAAGGAATGGACTTCTACACCAAACTAAATCATTGACATTTGAGTTCTCAAATTCATGGCTAACAATAGTCTCATTTTTCATTAACCAATTAAATGTTACACCACCTGCACCATACCATTCATAGTTAATGGAAATCATCTGCTGTTTTGTAGCATCAGCAGTTACACCAGTGTATCCATTACCATCAAACTTTTCACCATTCCAGTTTTCTCTGGTTACTCTTGTTTCTGTGGTGATACCAGTTGCACTGCTGCGAATTACATAAGAATATGTTCCTCCATCATCCTCAAAGTAAGCACCATCATTATCATCAAACAATCCAAATCTTCTGCGAATACCGACTTGTGGTGCCTCTAGACGAATTGCAAATGCGAGAGTTGCTGGTCTACCAGGAATGTATCTCATTACCTGTTTAGTCTGCCTGACAACCTTACTACCAGCAGTAGAACCAACTTCCATAACCACATTACTGGAATTGGCATTATGAGTAGCAGTTGCAACACCAACTAAACTCTCATCCCAAACATCAGTCTCCTTACCATACTGGAAGGTATTGAAGAAAACTGTTTGGAAAGGAGCAACTTTAAGTCTATTACTATCGGAAAAATTAGGTCTCCAGTCTGTCTGGTTTCCCCAATGATCAGCAATATTATATACCTCAAAGAGACTTCTCTCTTGATTTAGAAAGTCTTGAGTAGTCTTATTCCACTGTGCCATAATCAGTCAACCCAATCTAGTTTTGAAGGATGATATCTCCTTGCGTTTTTAATATTAAAGTTCTTTTCTTCTACTGGATAGATGTTATGAACCATTGCACCAGGATATTCACCCTGAAGTTTTTCAGCTAATTCCTGCTTTGATGGTATTCCAGTCTTTGTTACCATCTCAATTCTATATATGCTATTTTGCCAAGTTATGTCGGCAACATAACTCTCACCAACTTCCTCTTGAGATTGTTGATCTTGAGAGATGTATAGGTTTCCGTTGAAGTCGCCAGAGATATTGACTGACTCTGACATAAATTGTTTAAAGTTTTTCATCAGCATTTCCACTTTCTAAGGGCAAGAGCCTTACGAGTAGGTTCCCCATTAGGTTTCTTCATTGGTCCCTTAACTCCACCCATACGAGCACAGAATGATTTCTTTCTAGGACCACCTTCAGGTTGAGGAGCCTTGAGATCAGAACCAGGATTTTCACGTTCGTAAGACTTACGTCCCTTCTCGTTCAATCCACCTTCTTTGTTCTTACCTTCCTTTCTCTGCCATGCTGCTCCTTCACTCATATCACCACCTTCATCGTGATCCTCATCTTTCATCAAATCACCATTTCGCATTACATGATGACCTTTAGGTACTGGCTTACATTTTTTAGAGTCATTACAATAGTACTCACCTTTAGAACAACTCTTACTAGATTCTTCATTTACACCTACATTGATCATAGGCTCACTTGGATTGTATGGTGCAAGATCGAACCTTTGAAGATGACAACCAGGATAAATCTTCTCAAGAGCATCTTTAACTTCATTTCTTGAAGGTCTCTTAACTTCTGGGAAGAAGAGTTTCATCATCATATACTTACCTCTCCAGGTAAACCCTACCAAATAGACATTACCATTTTGTGCGGGAACTCTGGTTGCTTCTTCAATCTCAACTTCCTCTTTCTTCATTTTTGCCTTTTTCTCATTATCAATATTATGATTGGCACCAGTCATTATACTCTGCTTCAAAGTAGAAACACCATACTTATTTTGCTTATGGCGAATCATACGCTTTGATCTATCAAACTTATCAAGACCTTGCTTATCGTATTTGGGTGCTTCTGCTATTTCAACTTCCTCTTTCTTCATTTTTGCCTTTGTCTTTGCAAGTATTCTTGCTTTGGCAGCATCTTGTTCACTCTTAGGAATAGCAGTGACAGCGCCGACTTTCTGGTCAACATCACCAGGTGCATATCCTTCACCAACAGGAACACAATTAGGAACTACTTTTTTACCCTTCTTCTTCATACCCTTCTGGGTATACCCAACCCAACACTTCTCATCAAGAACTTCTACTTCAATACCAGCGGCTTCCATACATCTGATTTGAAGGTCAGTGAATTCTGGAAGAGCCATAAACTCTTCGTTCTTCTTTGACTTACCGTAGTTAGCGGCACCTTTCTTACGACACTGAACCAAACGACCAGAAGCATAAGCAGAAGGCCATACAGAAGCAGATGCCTTTACCTTATGGTAACATGCATCCTTCTTACCACTACCTTTACCCTTCTTGTCCGCTTCATTGATTTCCATTTCTTCTTTCATTTTTTTCTTTGGTTTGTCAGTTGAAACGTAAGTTGGTTTTGCAGCACCAGACTTTGATTGTTGGTTTGGGTCTGCTTTCTTCTTTCTGCGTTGTGCAGACTTTCTTTCGGCAGGAGTCATACTAGCCCTCTTTGAAGAAGATACACACTTGGGTGTTCCTTCACCTGGTTTATCACTAGCACATGTACCACCAGTGACCACATTGACCCAACCAGACTTACCGTCTTTAGACTTGGATCCCTTAAACCACTTATGTAAATTACCTTCCTGCATATCAATAGAAAGAGTTCTGTTTTATTATTTATTACTATGTAACAGATATAGTAGCATTTACCATAACAGAACCCTCAAATACCTTAGAAACTACACTAGAACCTGATGTTACAAGGATGTCATAGTAGTTTCTACCTACTGTCAAATTCGATGTAACTGTAGTATCCATTGATAACGTAATTGTTCCAGTAGTTGATGCAATACCTACAGCAAAACTTTGAACGTTACTAGAATCTTCAGGATACTTTCTTACTTTAGATACCCCTGTATATCCAGTCAAATCGATAATGGTCTGGTCAGGGTTCTTCATCACAAAATTTTGTGAAAAATCTGTTCCCTTATCAATTTGTATATTAATAGATTCGACAGCCATTTCAATCTTTTTAGGTATTTATGTCTTTACCAGCATTCTTTAACATCTTTTGAAGGTCTGCTGTTGAACCTACAAAAAGTGCATTATTGACAGTAGTTGGTCCTTTCGATTCCTCTTCCTTATTAACATCCTTCAGTTTTTTCTGAAGGTCCATCAATTTATCAGTTGCATCAGAAACACTCTTAATCAATTGTCCCGCAACTTCATATGCACGAGGCATCTCACTTTCTTGTGCAAGTTCAAGAATACCATTAATTGCTTCTTGTCCTTTTTCGATAATCGAATACAAATTACCTCTGGTATATTCGTAGTCTTTACGAATATCTTCTTTAGAATTTTTATAGTGTTCTATCTTTTTTTCGATAGCATTCTTTTCCGGTATTACTTCTATTGGTTCAATATCAAAAGTTTCATTGAGTTTTTCATACTTATCCATGATTTACCTCAGAAAAGATTTCCATCAAAACCGAAATTGTCACCAACTTCGATTTGTGCATTATCTGCTTGGGTTATCGTATATACCTTTTCCCCAAGTAAATGATTTTGTAGTGGTGACTTATCTTGAGCTCTCTTAACTGATAACCTATTACCTGTCACATTCTCTACATACATCTCTTCTTGACCGATGTAAATATAAGATTTCTCTGGAATTTTAGTTCCATCATCGACATCGATTACAGTTTCTACCATATCAACATTCTCTGCAAGAAGAGTTGCAACCACACCATCATAATCTTTGACTGCTCTTGGTGTAACTTGATAAGTAACATCTCTCTGATAAGAATTTCCACTGGTAGAACCAGCAACATATCCAACAGTAACCTTCTTGATGATATCGGAAGAAACATCTTTGAGAGGACCAAAGACATAAGTCTTTGCAGTAAATGTTATAGTATAAATTAGTGCTCTTCTTGTATCAAAATTACCCTCATAATCATCACTCATATCAATGTTGTCCAGTTGAACTGGAACATTGATTACTTCATTCAGATTTCCCAAGAACTTGATGGGGAGTGTATAACCTGGTTGAAAGTATGGAACAATCTGTTCGATAATTTGAAGCATATCATCGTTCAATTTTGTGTAAATTGAAAGAGTGATTGTCATGTTATATGGAACGGGAAGATATCCTTTCTTCGTCTCTGTTCCGTCAGGATTTGTATAAACTACAGTCTGTGTTTGAGTTGATTTTCTCGAAGAATCATATGCAAGATTCGTAAACTCAAATGACATCCTCGGAAGTGTCATTTGAACCGGTGCATTCAAATCCGGGTTCTGTTTTAGTCTTGCAAGAAATTTTTGAGTAGGTCCGTAAGCAAGAGGAACTTTGATGACACTAAAAGTAGAATCATTTTCGTCCTTATGGTGAATTTCGATTCCATTGAATAATGAACCAAATCCAATAATTACAGATCTAAAGATCTCATTGTAAAAATACTCAAACATTACTTTGAAGACATATACTTCTATTTATCAGGGCATACCAAATGGATTGGATGTTGAGAAATCCAAAATTGTTTTTGCTTCTGATTCAATGGTATCATTATCTGCAAAAGGAGTTACTAAATCGTCAGTATTTACAGAACCAATTACATACCTGGCTCCAGATGTACTACCGGTTAGATATTCTTGTGGAACAAAACTACCGCTTACAATACTGATTTCAATAATGTTTGTAATACCATTCCATTCCTTAACTCTTGCAGTTGTTCCAGATACAGAACCAGTTACAATTTCATTGAACACAAACATTCCACCGACACTAATGTTGGGGTTATCAACAAACGGTGGATCAATAATTACAACCGGGTCGGTATCATATCCAGAACCACCATCTATAATATAAATTGCAGTAACAATACCCGCACTAATTGTCGCAAGACCCACAGCATATCTAGATGGTGATGGGTATAATGAGTCAAATGTACTGGTAGAATCATCCCAATAGTAATTATTATCACTGAATAGTGGATAAGTTCCTGCAGTTAAACCAATAGAAACCTTGGGCGGTTTAATATATCCAGAACCACCATCGGTAACTGTAATTTTACGAACAGAACCGTCTGTAGAAATACCAGTAGTAGCAGCTGCACCAACACCAGTATCACCAGTTATTGATACCCAAGGGGGGACTACATATCCACAACCAGCATCTGTCATATGAATGGCGGAAATTCTACCACCTACACCATTGCAATTTGGATAGTCATAAGATAGTGATGCAATACCTGTGGCAGTAATTCCTCCTGGAGGTGCTGAAGAGAAACCGACCTGAGGTTGTGTCACATAATCTTTACCCATATTGGTAATGGTTACCTGACTAACTGCACCTTCGGGACATACCTGTGCGGTTGCTGTTGCAGACCTACCAGCACCAATTAGTGCCAGTGTCTGAATATAACCAATCTGTGCAATCTCATCATCAATATCTTCAATACCAGTATCAATAACTTCATCTTCATAACGGAAGAGTTCACATCTTAACTCATAGACATATGTCTTCTTGAGTTGATAGAAAGGTTGTTCATGTTCTACAAACTTAATTTCAAATAACCTATCCCCAAGAGGGAAGTATATTAAGTCACCCTCTTTTGGTCGTGTCGAAAGTTCAATATCTGGAACATCTTTAATCAGTGGTGTAATATAATTCTCATATCGTTCTTTTGAAATGACGAGTTGTAAGTCATCTCTATTTTCAATACCAAACTTCGAGAGAATACTTCCCTGACCAGTATATCCCTCATAGTTATCCACATACGCTTCAATAGGATATGCGTTAGTGAAGTCAGATTGAATAACTTCTTTGATAACAGTATTAGTTGTAACATACCTTCTGGGTAAGTAATAAACTTCTATTCCATACATCCTCAACTGTTCGTTGATAAGACTCTGGACTAGACTCTGCTCAGTTTGACTACCGTTCAGGAAAAATGGGTTGAGCATAATGTATTAGCCAATAAGATCTAAAGGTGGAAGTTCATATGTACTCATCATCTTTTCTTGGATCTTATCAAGATCTGCTTGACCGTCTTCATATATTTGTCTCCCATTAAATTCAATACCACCTGGAAGTTTCACACCCTGGAACTTAATCAAATTCTGACCCCACTGCTTTTTAACAAGAGCAGTTACATATGGTTTCAGGAACGAATCGTTCCAAATTCTTGAATACTCGTTGGGATCATTTGCAGCCCAACAATCAATAACAAGAAACTCACCAACCTGCAACTCACTCCAGTCAATATCCAAATACAACCTATCAGTTCTCTGATTAAATCTAATCTGTTTGTGAGTATTCAGAATAAAGTTAACTGTCTCCAAATAACTCATCGTCATCGAATACGATGTCAAATCATATCCAGATGCACCCCATCCATTAAGACCAATAAAGTCATTCAACATCATTTGATATCTGACATTGAACATACCTTGCCCCATTCCACCACCAAACTGGAATGCTTTATTCACTCCAATAATTGAAGGTGGAATTTGTATATAATTGCTATTATGATAGTATGTAAATGTAGTGGCAGTCCCTACAATACTTGCGGTAGCGGATGTTGATGCCATACCAACAGTCCCATTCTGATTTTGAGGAGCACCAGGTGGTCTTGCTCTACCTCTATTAATATCTTCTTGAGTTACCTGATACTTTAAGTATACCTGTGTAACACCATCAAAGTGTCTCTCGTTAAAATATTGAATGGCATCATCAATCAAATCCTGAACCTGTTCGTCAGCAACATTGACCTCCAAAATAGGAGCACCAAGTTGTCTCAAAACATAATCAGTGAATTCTTGTCTGGTGGTAGGCTGAGCCATTTATATAAGAACTTCTATATTGACTATTTATAGTTCGGTTTCAACATCGATGTAATGTTTGAAAGTAAACTCTTAATATCACTCATATCATCCTTTAGAGATGAAACTTCTGTTTGGAGAGAATTAAGTCTTTCTCTCTCTTCATTCATTTTTTCCCTATTCTTCACATAGGCTTGGAACTCAAGGTTATTTTTGTTGACAATGGCCCCGGTTGAGGAGTCTCTAAAATAACCATCCATTCCTTCTACTGGTATTAAATGTTTCATATCAAGCGAACGAAATTGCACGAAGGTTTCTTATCAGTGGAGCATTGGACTGATCGATCGATGTACCAACGATCTTGATACGGAAAGATGTAAATGGTATCAACTCATCAATTGTGAATTTATACTCCTTGTAGAGGTTCACAGACGGTTCTGGTTGATAGGAATCAATAGAGGGTACTCTTACATCAGATGTACCATTATTGTTTGAGATATCAATAATAGAACCGTTACTCGCGATATTTGAATATCCAGGGAATGGTACAAAAACAGTCTCTTCTGGTTTAGTATCTTGATTCAATGCATAGAACAATCTAATATCATTGTTATTAGAAATGTATGCATCCAATATGACTTGGAGAGATGTTGCAGGATTTTCAAGAATAATATTCTTGGAAACATATACAAACGAATTTGGATCGTTCTCAGTGCCATTGACTCTAAAGTCAGATGCATAATTAGTAACAGGTCTATCTATTCTATTTGAAGTAAAGACTACAGATGCGTTATCCAAGTCAATTGCAGGACTCAATCTTTCATCAGTAGTAAACATACTGAACAACATAGAGAATGACTTTTGACCAGGGAATTGGTCACTATTCAAATATAGAGACTCATTGAGTGGTGATGGAATCATTCTTTGAGAATCAAAGTAATTTTTACTAAACAAATTGACCTGCTCATAACCCTCATCAAGGTATGACTGTTGATTTCCAGAAATACTTGATGCAGAAATTGTTCTTACCTGAGTAATAAGATTAGTCGCAGTTGGTGTAATTGTGGTTACCTTGGGTGTAATCAATGAGAATGGTAGGTTGTAAGTACCTGTTACATTTGGACCACCACCGACAGTTCTTTCATTGAAGTATAGTGGTGGGAAACCATCTGCATTACCAGGTGCTCTATTGACACCACCAATATTCATTTGAACTTTAATGTAGTAGTAATCCAATCCAATCGGAGCTTCTACCAAATCACTTGCATTAACATTTGATAGTAGGTGTTGTCTATTAATTCTTCTCAACGAAACACCATTCAGTTCGTACTTAGTAACGATTTCACCCAAATCGTGAGTTGCTATTGTTGTATTATCAACTCCTCTTACAATACCGGTCAATGTTCTACCATTAGTTCCAGTGTAACTAATAATTTCTTCTCCAACCTTGATATATCCAGGGTTAGTAGCACCAACTCCAATATTCTCAAATGTTGCGAAATCAGTTATAACGCCCTCAAGAATGATGAATGATGTAGAATTGAATGGATATTCTTGAGTCAAAGTAGTTGGTGCCCCATCACTCGATACTCCATCAATATTGAGTCTATCTACATTAGAATATAGACCGTGATTTCTTTGGAATACTTTGATGTAGTCACCATTAGTAACCGTAGTTATGGGTGATAGGGGAATTACATCTCC